GCCTCTTGCGCCTTCTCGATTGCCTCGTCGGCGTTCTGGCTCAAGTTGAAATGGTGCCGGCTGCGCACCTCGCGGATCACCTGACCCTGATAGACGCCGTTGACCACGGCGCCTCCCATGTAGCCCTCACCTCTGATGTAAGTCTCATGCAGGTAGGTCTCGCGCAGCGTGTAGAAGGCGGCCGTTTCGCCGATGCTGATAAACAGCTTGGGGCTGAAGCTCATTGCGATTCCCTCCTAGTCCATCCTGCTGCCGGCGTAGGCGCTGATTCCGTACTGCCTCAAGACCATGGCGTAGGCGCTGGCGTAGGCTTCCTTCCTTGCCATGCTCTGCCCGCCTTCACCCACCCAAACCTGCAAGCCCTTGGGATATCCAGAGCTGGCCACACCGGCCTTTTTCGCCCACCGGCCGAAGGGGATGTTTCCCGCGAAACTCACCCAAGCGAAACCGCAGGGTCCGCCCTCAACCACCCATGACTGAACCGCGCCACCGGGCCGCGATCCGAGGACCAGCATCGGCTGGGGGACTTCCGCGGCAAGCGCCGCCATCCCGGCCGCGTGGGCCTGACTGTGGATCTTTTCAAACTGGGCACTCATTCGATTTTCTCCTTTCGTTTCCTTCAGCCCTCACTTTACGCGTATTTGCGTAAGTGTCAAGCGCTTTTGTGCGCTCTTGCGTATTTATTTTCCTTCAGGCAACATGTGAAGCCTATGGAACCAATCGAATTGCTACGAAAGAAACGAGCCGCGGGCATGACGCTGGGCCAGATCGCTGGCGAGGCCGGCTGCTCAATCAGTTACATCGCGGATATTCTCAAAGGGCGCCGCGAGCCTGCAGGCAAGGTACTGAAGTACCTTGGCTTCAAGCGCAAGGTCACTTACGTGAAGGGCTGATGCTTGGCCGCTGCGACCAAAGTAGAAGTTGCCACCCGTAAAGTGGATGAGGCGGTTGCGGACCTGCTGGGAAAAGCAACGCGCTTTGAAGGCACAGGCGGCACCACATGGGCGACGCGGGATCTGCTGACGGCCGCCAGAGAGTACGCGCGCGCGGTTAATCGCATGAGCCGGGTGCGCGGATGACGCCTGAAACCCTTGACCGCGTACCCGAATACCCCACTGCCCGCACGTCACGCGCGGACGGGGAAAAGTACCTGCTCTGGCGCCTGAACTTAGGCATGGTCGCGCCGCTGGCCGCGTTCTCGATGGCCGGCGGGGTCACTGAATACATCCGGCAAACCATTACCGTGCATCACGGGGAAAGCCGGATCATGGGCAAGAATCCTGCCGGCAAGGTCGAGACGCTGGGCGCGCTGTTCGAACGGGTGACCGGGCAGAAGCTGGAACGCAAGGCGAAGAGGATGAAAGCATGAGCGAACGAGAGCGATACCCTGACCGCGGATATGCAACGCCGGCGCGCGACCCGCAATGGGATAAACCAGACGCGTCTGGCCGAATCGGGCCGCCGACGCCGCTGCTGGAACGCGCGATCAACGCATCGGATAATAATTTGAAGCTACTGGGCGACGCTAATGAGCGCTTGGAGCGGATCGCTGACCGCATATTCGGCCCTGTTCCCGTCGATAGAGAAGGCCCGGAAGTCACGCCGAGCCCGGGAAATCAAGGCGATTCGCTGATGTTGTCGCAGGAACGGGAGGCAGGCCAAGTTTGCAAACTGCTGCGCACAATCTCCCGGCTGGAGGGGATCTGATCCGCTACGCCAAAATTGAGGACGTGCCGGCGCACTTGCGGCCGGCCATCACGCCCACGCCTCTCGACGTTCAGCCGGCGCCCAAGCGCAGCAAGTACGGCAATATCCCGGTCGTCGTCGATGGGATGCGATTTGCCAGCAAGCTGGAGGCGCGCTATTACGAGCGCCTGAAAGAGCGCGTGTTGGGCGGGGAAGTGGCATGGTTCACACGTCAAGTGCCTTTCTGGCTCGAAGGGGGCGTGAAATACGTCTGCGATTTTCTGGTTGTGCTGGTCAATCCACCACCGGGAACCAATGGCGTGCTGGTGATTGACACCAAGGGCCGTGATACGCAGGACAGCATCAACAAGCGAAAGCAGGTAAAGGCGCGCTATCGTGTCGACGTGCTGGTGATCCGATCATGAGTGAGCCGTGGTGTTGACCCGACCCGATATTAGGAATATATAAACACTGTTGTCCGTCACGCTGAAAGATGCGCGGCGGGCAGACCTGAAGGAAACTCCCTTACCGCCCCGTGCCTATCACACGGGGCAGTCTTTGCTTGATAGGAGCAAACACTTGAACCGCCCTGTACTCACGCTCGCGCCGCAATCCGTCTTCTGGATGGTCTGGCGCTCCAATTCCAGCCGCGTTCGAAAACGTCACGACACCGAGCACAGCGCTTTCGTCGAGGCCACGCGCCTGAAATCCCTTTATCCCAATGATGAGTTCATAGTCCTGAAGTCGGTTCGCCGATTCGGGCGCCTGAGTCGGTCATGAGCCGCAACCGCAGCCGGCGAAACCGCCAGCGCATGAGGGCGCTGTTTGGCTGGCCCCACTACTACCGGGTATACCTTGGAGACTGTCCCGGTATTGGCAGCTTTGCTCGAATGGTTCTGCCAGACGGAAACGTAATTGAATTGCGTCAGGAATCTTTTGGCGGGGCGGCCAACCTCATGATGCCCGGCCGTTGGCAGGATGATGGCAACGTGTTTGGGATCCCTGTCAAAAGGCAGCGGCCGTGAGCCGCCCGCTGTGGCTGGTCACCGGCGACGTTGCGGGGCTGCGTGCGCACTTGAGGGCGGACGTGGACGTGCTGGCCATGGACTGCACCCCGGCGGAGGTCAAGGGCCGCGACGTGCTGCTGTGGCGTCCTGCTGAGGTTTCTGGCAGGACCCTTGCCGCGGAGGTCGCGCAGCGCCTGTTGGGCAACGGCAGCGCGCCTGCCAGTTTCAAGATGGTGCTGGCCCCGGACGGCTGGGAGATCGCCACGCGGGTGGCATCGGATCCTGCGCTGTGGACATTCGAGGCGCTGCAGGGACTGGCGGACGCCAAGGCGCGCGAGGTGGTGCTGGATGTTCCACATGGAACAATCCCTGCAAAGCAGCCCAAGATCGAGCCGGGGTTGGCCACCACCGAGGATGGCACCGCGGCGTATCTGTTGTGGGAGTCGCTGGGGCTGGCGCGCAACAACAACGGCCCCTATGCCACGGAAGCCAATGCCTTGCTGATTCTGCAGGCGCATCGAAAGTACGCGGGGAAAATCTGGCTCGATGAGTTCGCCCAGCGCCTGATGATCGACACCGATGACGGGCCGGTGCAGATGGATGAGATCCGCATGATTCAGGCGCAAATCTGGATCCAGCAGGCCCTGCAGTTACCCAAGATGCCGCTACAGGCCATCGAGCGGGCGGCGCGCATGGTGGGGGACATTCATCGCCGGCATCCGGTGCGCGACTGGCTTAAAGGGCTGACGTGGGACCGGGAAGAGCGCCTTCCTACCCTGATGACCGATGGCTTTGGGGCGGCGCAGAACGAGTATACGGCCGCGGTGGGTCGCTGCTGGCTGACCGCCATGGTCGCCCGGGTCATGCGCCCCGGCTGTCAGGCGGACTATATGCCGGTGTTTGAGGGTGAGCAGGGCATCCGAAAGTCCACCGCCATGCGCATTTTGGGCGGTGACTGGTTCACCGAATCCAGCGAGGACCCGATCAACGGGCGCAAGGATTTCCTGCTGTCCCTGCAAGGCAAGTGGCTGGTGGAGATCCCTGAAATGCACTCAATAGCCAGCAAATTCTCCGGCGTGGAAAAGATCAAGGCCATTATCAGCATCCGCGTGGATTCCTACCGGGTGCCTTACGGCAAAAGCACCATGGACTACCCACGTCAATGCAATTTTGTAGGCACCACCAACAGCCCTGAATGGAATGCCGACCCCTCCGGCGGCCGCAGGTTTTGGCCTATCGCCTGCGGAGCCATCAATCTGGATTATCTGACCGAGCAGCGTGACCAGCTCTTCGCCGAAGCCGTCCACCGATTCACCATCGGGGAACTGTGGTACGACGTGCCGCACGCGCAAGCCCAATCCGAGCAGGAACAACGCCGCCAGCGTGACGAATGGGAGTCGGTCATCGAGCGCTACATCACCGAATCCCCCGAGCGTTTCGATCACCGCGAAGTGTTCTGGCGACCACGGGAAAAACCCCTCGATCAACTGGCCGTGAGCGACCTTTTAGAGCTGGCTTTGGGCATCCCGCCGGGCCGCTGGACCCGTAGTGACCAGATGCGCGTAGCAGCCTCATTGCAAGCACTGGGTTGGCGAAAAGTGCGCCTGAGAGAGGGCGAAATGAGAATCAATGCGTACAGGAGATCAACGTGGAATACAAAATAGGTTGTGACCCATATGACCCATGGGGTTTAGGTCACAACGGGACACGACGGGTCACGTCCTCGCAAAGACTTCTAAAACCCCCTAATACGCTGGGATATATGCTTAGAGGATGAGACCGTTATGACCTATATGCCCCACACTACCCGAAAGCCCGTAAATCACTGCATTTGCGGAAGGTCACTACCTCGAAAAATGGGTCACAACGGGGGGTCGCCATGCGTCTGAATGTGCGCTGCTGCTGCAACCCTCGAAAGGTGCTGGGGAGCATGGAGGTGGGTGGTGTATTGGAGGCCGGAAAACGTGTGCCGCTACGCCTGCCGGCGTCCATTCAAAACTTTTGGGACGCTGACCAGACGGTTCAAACCAGATCGCGCGAGGTGGCAATGATGGAACTGCGCATATACGTCGACCATTCGACCGGCGAGCGCCGCGAAGAGTTGGCCATCTACAGCGACGACCGGCCGGTGGAATTCTGGCGCCAGTTCCCCTCGTTCGTGGAGGGTCCGCACCTACCGCCTATTGTGTAGGAAGATGCGGACGTGTTATGTATCGCCCCGCTGACATAACACCATCGGAGCACGGCCTTGCGGCGAACCGTCGACTGGATGCTGGCTCACCCTGCGATCACCACGGTCGCCCTCGTGCTTCTGCTGTGCGAGGTCGCGGCCTTCGCCTCCACTCCCGTCCCCTGCAATGGCCCTGTAGCCATGTGCCGTCCCGCTTACTGAAGGAAACCCCATGGCAGTTCAACTCAATGCCGCCACGCGCAACGCAATTCTGGATGCAGTGGAGACGATCAACGGCGCCTCCTGCGCGCTGGAGATCAGAACCGGCGCGCCTCCCGCGGACTGCACCTCGGCAGGCACCGGCACCGTGCTTGCCACCGTCAACCTGCCGGCTGACTGGATGAGTAATGCCGCTGCCGGCAGCAAGACGAAGCTGGGCACATGGCAGGACGCAAGCGCGGACGCCAACGGGACCGCCGCGCACTTTCGCGTCTACAACTCGCAGGCCACGAAAGACAACACGACATGCTTCATGCAGGGCACGGTCAACACCGCGGCGGCGGATATCATTGTCGACTCGACCAACTTTTCAGTTGGCCAGCCGTTCACCGTCAACTCCTTCACGCTCAACCAGCCCAACTCCTAAGAGGGGACCGCAATGTCATCGAATTCATGGGTACAACTGCTGTCGCGCCAATACACCGATGGCACGGCGCTCACCAACACGACCACGCCCACCAGCATCATCCCGGTGGCCGAGCGGTTCGTGTTGCCGGCCGGACTGCTGTTTCCCGGCGCACGCCTGAAGGTAAGGGCAGGCGGACGCATGTCCACTGCCGGCGCAACCCCGGGCACCCTCACGCTAGACATTCGGTTCGGTTCGGTGGTGGTGTTCAACGGCGGGGCCTCGCCCACGCTGGCCACTTCCGCGTCCAACCTGTCGTGGCTGGCGGAGATCGAGCTGCAGTGCCGCGCGTATGGCGCTGGCACGTCGGCCAACATGCTGGGCATGGGCACGCTGTTGTCGGCTGCACTGTCGGCCTCGACGCCGGTGATGCTGTTGCCGGCATCGGCCCCTGCGGTGGGCACCGGGTTTGATTCAACCGCATCGCAGGCGGTGGACCTGTATGCGACGTGGTCGTTTGCCAGCGCGTCCAACACGATCACGCTGCACGACTTCGCGCTGCAACTGCTGAACTGAGGTCGCAGTGCGTGGAGGGTTCCCGCCAATTTCCCGCAAGAGTGGCCCGGCTCCTGCGGGACTGGCGGACGTAACCCCTGACCAGTTCACGTTTACCGACGTGGCTGGTCAGGCGTACTTTGTTCCGTGCATTTCCGCCCCTGTCACCATCAGCGGGCTTTCCCCTGCCACCTCCATCACGCTCAATGCAGTGGGCGGCATAGGGATCGACAAGAACGTCGACGGCAATTTCTTTCCCAGCTTGAGCGTGCAGAACGGGGATCAGGTTCGCGCTTTTGTGATTTCAGCCGGCACTGCGGCCACCGCCTCGGACTGCGTGGTGACCGCGATACCCAGCGGCGTAACCGACACGTTCACCGCCACGACCGGCACGCCTTTGCCTCCCGGGCCGCCTATCACAGGGTTCCTTGGATACAACCTGTGGTCGCCGAATTACTACTCCGCTGCGTTCCCGTTCATCGACATTGCGAAGAATTCAGGGATCTACATTCCCGGCGGAACCAATCCACTGGCACCGGGTGCGACTTCCTCTGCGGTGGGGCTGTTCTTCGACATGCCCGCAGGGTACGGGTTTATCCCTCCCGGCAACTACGTGGCAACCACTGCCGACGGCTCGACGTTTGAAATCTTGGGCACGACCAACGTATCGGCCATCGTCAATGCCCCCGGTCGCAGCACGTTTACGGTCAACAATCTTGGCTCGGGCGGAGACTACTCGGCCACTTATCTGCAAGGGCGCTGGAGGAATCCCACAGGATCTCCCATCAGCATTTCGCAGATGCCCAAGATATTCAAGGCAAGCAGCGAGGCAGCATTCCTTGGCGGGGAGATATTCGATCCGATCTGGCTTGCTGACCTTGCCGAAGCGGCGCACTTGCGCGCAATGGACTGGACGGGGACAAACAATTCCGGTGTGACACAAGCCAGCCAGTTGCCGGCTGAATCGGACTGGACGTATACCAGCTCTCGCGGAATTCCCTACACCCTGCTGGGCAAGCTGGGATTGAAGACCGGCAAGAAAATGTGGGTGTGCTTCCCGCAGTGCTCGGACCAGTTCATTGCCCAGTTCAATCCCGCCGCTGACACGGTGACCACGGCCCGACGCGGCGATCTGGTGGTGTTGAGTCACGGCTTCAGCAACAACGATGCCGTCTACTTCATGGGCGACTCACAGACGCTGCCCAGCGGATTGGTTTACAACCATCGCTACTACGTCAAGAACGCCACCGCCACCACGTTCCAGCTAAGTCAAACCCCCGGCGGGGCGACAATCGACATCCCCAATAATCCGGGTCAGTACCCGCTGATTACGCGATTGATTGATCCGCAGTCCCTGTTCAACACGATTGCCGCGCAGTTGTTCGCGACCCATCCCTCCGGCCAGTTCACGGTCGAATATTCCAACGAGACGTGGAACTGGGGACCGTTCAACGCCTATCACTACCTGCGCAACGTCATTGCCCCGTTCGCCGCTTCCACCGGAGACGTGGGGGCCGCTTATGCGTACATGAGCATGAAAGTGCTCAAAGCGATGCTCAACGCAGGCTTTGCCCGATCACAGGTCACGCTGGCCGCGTGCGGTCAGGCCGCGCAGTTCGCTGCCCTTGAGCCGATGTTCGACTACGTGGATCCGGGCATTGTCTCCCCGGGCACCGCGTTCAAGAACATCATGGACGCTTACTGCATCGCCCCTTACTTCCACCTTGGAAGCTACCCGCCCAAGCAGATGTGGGAACTTCTGGTAGACGGGGCGGCATCGCAACCTGATTCGTACTTCACCAACCTGTTCAACAGCGGCATTGCAGAGAGCAAGGGCTGGACGCAGACCAGCATCACAGCGGCTCACGCCAAGCGCCCCGGCTTACCTGTCATCACCTACGAGTGCGGGCACGAGGTGTTTTTCCAAGATGGCTCTGCTGCCAACGTACAGGCGGTGATGGCGCGATTCATCCAGTATCTGGACAGCGGGGCCGGGGCGGCCATTTACCAGAATTACAAAGCGCAGTGCTTTGACGCGACCGGCTTGGGCACGTTCCTGACGTACACCGGAGCGGGTGGCTATTCCAAGGTGAACAACCAATCGGCTTGGGGAACCAAGCGCGCCCCTCACGACAACGACACGCCGCGCAGCACGGCGATCAAGGCTTTCTAACATGGCAACTTCAGACTACGATTTTTCAGGTGGCGCCGGCTCCGTCGCCGGTACCTTCGTGTTGAGTTCTGAAACCGGGGTCACGCACCAGATCCAGCAAAACGGCAGCGGCGCCGGATGCGTTCCCCCTTACGCCAGTGAGCTAGTCCAGAGCCGCGACACCACGGTAGTGACCGCGAACCAGCGGGCGCAGATTGTGATAAATCCGGCTGGCCTGCCCAACTGGGCCATGCGCATCAACCTTCGCATGACCGCGGCCGGGAATGGTTATCGGGGTGTATTCAACGCCTTTGGCAACGTGTTCTCGTTCTACCGGGTGGACGCATGGGTTGAAACCTCCATCAGGGCCGATATCGCTGGCAGCATCACCGACGGGGATATCTTCGGCGCCGGGATGGACGGATCAACCCTGACCATCTACAAGAACGGCGCGGTGGTGGGCACCGTCGTGGACGCAACCTATTCGGCCACCGGGTTCGCGGAACTTGGGCTCTTCGCCTCCAATAACATCACTTTCGATAGTTGGCATCTGGAGGACTCCCCCGTGGCCAACGAGCAACAGCGCCTGACTTCGCAGACCGTGCACGCGATGAGTGTGGGATTGAGAAGGTAAGTGGACGCACTACGCCGGGACAATGTCGGGCCTGCGCTGCCGTTTCAGTCATTGAGACTGGCGCCGCGCGGCTTTGACACGACCGGCAACGCCGCCGCTTCCATCACGCTGGGCGCCCTGACGCTGACCAGTGCTGCCTCCTTGGGGCTGACCGCCAACGCGAGCCTTACCCTTGGGGCCATTACCCTTGTCTCCACTTCAGGCAGTGCAGCCCTTGGCGGCCTCATCAATCGCAATGTCGGGCCGATGCTGCCGTTTCGGGCCACCCGGCGCGGGGCGACATTCAGCTCGTACACGGCGACCTTGGGCGATGGCGTCATTGCGCTGCCGATCCAGCTTGTCAGTGACGCCACCATGGCGCAGCCGATCATTGTCGGGCGCTCGGCTCGGCAGAACATGGGGCCAGCGCTGGACTTTGCTCCCACACGGCGCGGACTGACGACCCCGGACGTGGGGCTGGCCAACGGGACGATTGAGTTTTGGGCCATCACGTTGTCCGGCACCGGGTCGCTGGGGATCAACGGCGCGCTGTCGCTGTCGCTGCCGATCAGCCTTGCCGCCACCGCCTCCATTGATATCGCCGCGGTGGGCAATGGCCTGATCAACATTCCCATCACGCTGACCAGTGACGCCATCGTGCTGGGGTACTTCACCGCGGTGAATGTGCGCGTGCGCGCCTTTGCCCGCGGGTGGTTTAATGTCAACGTGGTGAACATCGGGGAAGAGATCATCCTGACCTCCCCGCGCCAATATTCGCCGTACTGGATGACGTTCGTGGATACTCCCCCCGATGACTGGTTGCCGCTGCTGGCGACGTTTGATCCGCTGGCGGATAGGGAAATGATGGAGTTCGGAGAGCCGGAGCCGCAAGAGTGAACGCCCCCATTACTTCGCTGGATGAACTGTTCGACGTGTGCACGGGCCGCGACGTGCCGCCCAAGCCCGTGGGTGCGCCCACCGCGGAGCATGACAGCGCTGTTCAAGGGGCACTGTACGCGCTGGCGGTGGGCGGTCGGGTGTGGGAAGAGCGCATGACCCCCGAGGGGAATGTGGTCAGGGTGAGAAAAACCGTGCTGCCCAGTTTCAACGCTGTGCAGTTGTGGCTGCAGTCGCGGATGCCTGAAGCGTGGCCCAAGGACGTGAAGGTTACGCACGACATTGGCAAGACCTTGGAGGCACTGATTCGAAAGAGCATGCAGCCGGCGCAGTTGCCAGACGAGCGCGTGGTGAGCCAGCAATGATCGAAGCGGCCGACAAGCTGCGCATCTGGCGGGAGGATCCGCGCATTTTCGTGCGCGAGGTGTTCGGCGCGACGCCGGACCCGTGGCAGGACGACGTGCTGGAAATGTTCCCCACGTCGCCTCGCATTGCGATGAAGGCGTGCAAGGGTCCGGGCAAGACCTGTCTGCTGGCGTGGCTGTGCTGGAATTTCCTGCTGACCCGTCCGCATCCGAAGATCGGCGCCACCGCGATCAGCGGCGACAACCTGAAGGACAACCTGTGGGCGGAAATGGCGCACTGGCAGAACAAGGACCAGACCGGGATTCTCAAGGAATACTTCACTTGGCAGGCTGAACGCATCTTCGCCAATGAGTCGCCACAAACGTGGTTCATGTCCGCGCGCACATGGAGCCGGTCGGCCAACGCGGAGCAGCAGGGCAATACGCTGGCGGGCCTTCACACCGAGTACATCATGATCGTGCTGGATGAGTCCGGCGGCATTCCCGAGGCGGTCATGGCGAACGCGGAAGGCATCGGCTCGTCGGCCATCGAGTGGCATATCGTGCAGGCGGGCAACCCCACGCACTTGGAAGGGCCACTGTACAAGGCGTGCACGAGTGAGCGCAGCCTGTGGCGCGTGGTGGAGATCACCTCCGACCCGGATGACCCCAAGCGCACCAGCCGCGTGTCGATGCAGTGGGCACGGGAGCAGATCCAGAAATACGGCCGGGATAATCCTTGGGTGCTGGTCAACGTGTTCGGCAAGTTCCCGCCGGCATCCTTGAATTCACTGATCGGGCCGGACGAGGTCAACGCGGCGCTGGGCCGGCATATCAGCATCGACAAGTACGGGCACGCCCCGCGCCTCTTGGGCGTGGACGTGGGCCGGTTCGGGGATGATCCTTCTGTCATCTTCCCGCGCTGGGGGCTGGCGGCGATGGCCCCGCTGGTACTGCGCAACGCCACTTCCAACGACGGCGCCGGTCACGTCCAACGCAAGTGGACGGAATGGAGGGCCGACGCCTGCTTTATCGACGGCACCGGCGGCTATGGGGCGGGATGGATTGATGCACTCCAGCCACTGGGCCGATACCCGATTGACGTGCAGTTCGCCGGCAAGGCCAGTGACCCGAAGTTCTACAACAAGCGCGCGGAAATATGGTGGGAAGGCTGCCAGTGGATCAAGGACGGCGGGTGCCTGCCCAACGTGCCGGAGATCGTGGAAGAGCTGACCATCCCAACCTACACGTTCAAGGGCGACAAGCTGATCATCGAGGACAAGGAACAGATCAAGCAGCGACTGGGCAGATCGCCCAACTACGCTGACGCGCTGTTCACCACGTTCGCGCAGCCGGTGCATGTGGACCGGCGATTCGAGGGCATCGAGCATCTGGTCAATCGTTCCATGCACCACGCCAAAACCGACTACGACCCTTACTCAAGGATATAAGCCATGGGCAACATCGCAGAACCGTTCGTGAAAGGGGTCGCTACCATCGGGACGTGGTTCGGCATCAAGAAAAACAGCACCGGCAATCTGGCCAAGAATCTGTTTGGCGTCACCAACGAGTGGAGCGGCAAGGAGAAGGGCAAGAAGGAGGCGGTACTGGCGAAGCAAAACGCGATCCCAGCCCTCGACGGGGATGTAGCCGCCGCCGCCGCGCGCGACCGGATGCGCAGGCTTGCAGGCCGGGCCAATGGCATTGCCAGCACCGAGAAGGCAGGGGCCGCCGCAACGCTGTACACCGCGACGCCCAAGTCGTTGCTGGGGGGCTGACATGGCCAACACGCCTCCAGAAGATTCGGTGACCAAGGCAATCCGCCGGCACTTCGACGAGTTGAAACTGGCGCGCCAAAGTTACGAGGCGCACTGGCGGGAGCTGCAGGAGTTCTTCCTTCCGCGTCGCGGCCGATGGCTCGACCGGGACAGCGGCTCCAATCGTGGCGAGAAGCGCAACCAGAAACTGGTGGACCCGACGCCAAAGTTTGCCGCGCGCACGCTGGGGGCCGGAATGCACGCCGGCTCCACCAATCCGGCGACTCCATGGTTTCGCCTGTCGACGCCGGATCCGGAAATGATGGAGTTCCCATCCGTGTCGCAGTGGCTGTACGAGGTGGAGAACCGGATGCGCGACGTGTTCGCGCGCAGCAATCTTTACTCCGTTCTGCCCTCGCTCTACACCGAGGCGGGCGTCTTTGGCACCGCGGCGATGCTGATGCCGGAGCATCCCACCAAGTTCATCCAGTTCGTGCCTAAGACCATTGGCAGTTACTACCTTGCCACCGCTCCTGATGGCACGGTCGATACGATGTACTGCGAATATCTGATGACCGCGCGCAACCTTGTGGCCGAGTACGGCGAGGCCAAGGTGTCCGATTCGGTCAAGAACAGTTTTGCATCGGGCAACAAGGAAAAGCTGGTCAGCGTCCTGCACGCCATCGAGCCCAACAAGGGCCGCAAGGCCGGCGCGGTGGACAACGCCAACATGCCTTTTCAGTCGGTGTACATCGAAAGCGGTGCCAGCGACGGGCAGCCGCCACTGCGCAAGACCGGCTTTGAGGACAACCCGCTGGCGGTGTTTCGCTGGGAGACCACCGAGATCAATGACCCTTACGGCTCCAGTTGCGGCATGGACGCGCTGGGCTGTTCCAAGGCAATCCAGTTGCAGACCAAGCGTAAGGCCCAAGCCATCGACAAGCTGGTGGACCCGCCCATGGTGGGCGACCCTGCGATGCAGAACCTGCCCTCATCCTTGTTGCCCGGGGACGTGACCTATTCAGGCTTCACGCCCACCGGCAACGCGCCGAAGTTCCAGCCCGCGTATGTCATCAAGCCGGATTTACCGGCGCTGCTGGAGGACATTCAGGACACGCGCGAACTGGTGCATGTGGCCATGTACACCAACCTGTTTCAGGCCATTACCTTGGCCGACCCGCGAAACGCCACGGTGCCGGAGATCGACGCGCGCAAGGAAGAGCAGATCCTTGCGCTGGGGCCGGTGCTGCAGAATCACGAGGACGGGCTGATCAAGCCGATCATCGACCGCACGTTCAACATCATGATGCGCAAGGGACTGCTGCCGCCTCCCCCGAAAGAGCTGTCGGGCGTTGCCATCAAGGTGGAACTGATCGGCGCGCTGGCGCAGGCGTTTCGCTCCATTGCCGGGGGCAAGATCGAGCGCTTTGCCGCGTTCGCAGGCTCGATTGGCGTGGCGCAGGCCAACGCCAACCAGCCGGTCACGGTGTTCGACAAGTGGGACGTTGACCAGTCGCTGGACGAATACGCGCAGGCCATCGGCATCCCGCCATCGGTTATCCGCGGCGATGACATGGTCATGGCGATGCGCGAAGAGCGCGCGCAGCAGGAGCAGGCGGCGCAAATGGCCGCCGCGGCGGCGCCTTTGAAGGACGCCACGCAGGCGGCGAAGAACCTTTCAGAAACCCAAACAGGCACCGGCAGCGCGCTGGATGCCGTGGCAGGAGCAGCAGCATGAAGATGAGCCATTTCCTTCAGTACAAGGTGGTGGAGTGCAGCGAGTTCATCGCTATCATGAAACCGCAGGACAAGTTCAATGACTACAACGCGCAGGATCTGATCATCGGTGACCTGCCATCGGTGTGCGAATACCTCGCGCGCTACACGCACGCACGTTCGGCCGGCAAGGAAATCGACGACGCACACCGGGAAGCGCTTGCCGGGGCTACGGTCATCAAGGCCGGCGGGCGCGATTTGGCAAGGATGGATGCGTGAACGACACGGTTCACAACGCAGCGGATCCGCAAGCTGTCCAGCGCCAAAAGAAAAAGACCAAGGACCAGACGCAGCAGCAGGCCGATGACGTGCGGGCGCTGCTGCAATTGCCGGAGTTTCGCCGCTACGTGTGGCGGCACATGAATGCCACTTGCGGGCTGATGCGCTCCGCGGCTCACCCCAACGGTTCGCAGCAGTCGCTGCAGATCGGGATGCAGTCGGTGGGGCTGCAACTGTGGACGGAGATCGAGGCGGTGGACCCGCTGATGATCCCGAAAATGATGACCGAATATCACGAGTCGCTGAAGTGAAGCCAGAGCGCGTCAAGACCTTCCAGTTTCGCAAGGAATTGGCGCGCCTGATCGCAGGGGTCGACGCCCGCCCGGTGGAAGTCACGACGCACGGCGGGGCGGCGCGCGCCTATCTGGTCTCGCCATCGGACTACAAAAAACTGGAGTTGTTGTACAACTCTGTAGGAGCAAAGCCACTCGTGCAGTAGCCTGTGGTCCTACTCGCAATTTTGCGTGTCGAAGAGACTTGAAAGACCATGGCCGACGAGTCTGCTGCGCCAGTTCCAGCTCCCTCTACGACTGTTGCCGCTGTCGTCGTCGACCCTGCTGCGCCCGCCCCTGCGCCCGCGGCTGCTGCTCCCACTGATCCGGCCAAGCCCGCCGACCCTGCAAAGCCTGCAGAGCCAGCGATTGCCGCGCCCGTTATTCCTGAAAAGTACGATTTCGCCAAGGTCAAGCTGCCCGATGGCATGGAGCTGAATTCAGCCCTTGTCGACGCGGTGACGCCGATTCTGGTGAAAAAGGGCTTTACGCAGGAAGAGGCCAATTCGCTGGTCGAAGCCCACGCCAATGCTTTGGCGGAAGTTTCCAAGGCGGAAGAGACCAAGCGCGAGGCGGATTTCACCGAGTGGATGAAAACCAAAGTGACCGAATACCAGACCGCCATGCGCAAGGAATGGGGAGCGTCCTACGACGCGAACCTGACTGTGGCGCAGCGTGGCATGGCACGGGTTTTCAGCGCAGAAGCCAAGGCATTGCTGGACGAGACCGGACTGGGAAACCACCCGGAATTTGTCAAGGCATTTCACAAGGTCGGGCTCATGATCTCCGAGGACACGTTGCCCAATAACGGGCTTCCCCGCAGTGCATCCGGCAAGACCCCTGCCCAAGTGCTCTACGGCGCCACGACCAAAGCAAACTGAGGGACACGTAAATGGCAACTCTTGGCACAGGCGGAAAGGTCACGCTGATCGACTGGGCGAAAACCCTCGATCCGGATGGAACGACCGCAAAAGTCATTGAACTGCTTGCGCAGAGCAATGAAATCCTCACCGACATGCCCTTTATCGAGGGCAACCTGCCAACCGGGCACAAGACCACGGTTCGCACGGGCATCCCGACCGGCATCTGGCGCCAGCTCTACCAAGGCGTACCGCCTTCCAAGACGGTGCGGGCGCAGATCACCGATACCTGCGGAATGCTGGAGAATCGCAGCGAGGTGGACAAGGACCTTGCCGACCTCAACGGCAACACCGCGGAGTTTCGGCTTTCCGAGTCTGACGGCATCATCGAGGGCCTGAACCAGCAGATGGCGCAGACCCTGATCTACGGCAACACGGCCACGAACCCGGAGCGGTTCATGGGCTTGGCGCCGCGCTTCAGCGCCATTTCAGGTGCTGCCAACGCGCAGAACATCATCACCGCCGGCGGCTCCGGTTCGGTCAATACCAGCGTGTGGCTGGTGGTGTGGGGACCGCAGACGGTCACCGGCATCTTCCCGAAGGGTTCCTCGCAGGGCCTGCTGCATCAGGACTTGGGCGAGATCGACGCCTTTGACTCCAACAACAACCGATTCCGCGCCTACGCGGATCGCTGGCAGTGGAAGGTGGGTCTGACGGTTCGGGACTGGCGCTACGTGGTGCGTATCTGCAACATTGATACGACCGACCTCGTGGGGCAGGCCACCACGCAGTCCAACACGGCCGCCACGCTGTTGATCAAGCTGATGATCCGCGCCATGGCCCGCATCCCGTTCATGGGCAAGGGCACGCCGGTGTTTTACGCCAATCGCACGGTCAAGGAAATGCTGGCCATTCAGGCGCTGGACCGTTCGCAGAACGCGGTGGCGTTCATGCCCGGTGTCAACCAGTTCGGCGATGTATCGCCGGGGTCCGTGAACAACGGTGTCGTCTCGGTCTTGGGCGTGCCGGTGCGCACGGTCGACCAGATCCTCTCGACCGAAGCGACGGTGACTTGATCGGTTCTTACTGAATCAACTCACCAAGGAGCAAACCATGATTCTCGATCTTCAGACAGTATTCAGCGGTTCCACCACGGCAGCCGGTGTCACCACCGGGCAGGCCCTGACCGCCACGGCCATCAGCGACAACGTCGTGGACCTGCGCAATGCAGCCACCCCGGCGCTGGCCGACGAGGGCACCAACCCGGACGAAGAGTGGCTCATCGTTCAGGTAGTCACGGCAGCGGCCGGCGGCGACGCGGCGAAAACCCTGACCATCACCTTGGAATCCGATTCCACGGCGAACTTGGCGACCGCGCCAGTGGTGCACTACACCTCCACGGCGATTACCGGCGCGACGCTGGTGGCCGGCTATGTGGCGGTGCGCATCCCATTGCCAAGCGGTGACTACAAGCGGTTCCTCGGGCTGCGCTACACGGTCTCGGCCGGTTTCACTTCGTTCCAGATTCGCGCGTTCATGACGCCGGATCCGCAGCGCAACGTGATTTACCCGGTCGGCTTTGCGGTGACCTGACATGCTGGTTAGAGCCACCGAGCCGGGATTCGACAACGTCTGCTTTCGACAAGAAGGCGACGAGTTCGAAGTGGCCGATGACTTTTTCCAGAAGTCTCGCGGGCCGCACTGGTTCGAACCAGTGGACGAAAAGCAGCGCGCCAAGCTGGAGAAGCAGGCCGCTACTGAGAGCAAGGTCCCGGCGGTGAATCCTGCCAAGCAGGCCAAAGGGCACGAGGCGTCGGTGAAAGCCCTCGCCTCGAACCCTGAAACGCTGAAGGTATAGGGCAACAGCGCTCGGGATTGTTCCTCGTAAGCGCCGGAGACTGCTTTGGATCAGACTGGCGTTTACAACACGACACTGGGCAGACTGGGGATCGGTCAGGCCGTCGCGTCGCCTACGGAGAATTCCGTACCGGCGAAAACCTGTAACCGCTTTTACGAGCAATGCCGCCAAGAGGTGCTGCGGGCATTCCCGTGGGGATTTGCGCTGCGCGCTGAACCGTTGGCGCGGGTGGCTGACCAGACGTTCCCCGGCTGGGGCTACGTGTACCAGTATCCCAACGGCTGCCTGAACATGCGCGCGGTGGGCGACCAGTACGGCCTTCGCGTGCTGCGGGATTTGACCCTCGCGCAAGATCCTTCCCAGTGGACGCAGTTCCAACAGGTCCGCCAGCCTTGGCAGTTGGGCCTGAAGGACGACGGCGCAAGCCAAATCATCCTGACGGACGTGGTGGACGCATGGGCGTTTTATACCAAGGACGTGACCAATACCGGCGCGTGGGCGGTGGACTTCGCCAGCGTGTTGTCGTGGCGGCTGGGGATGGAGGCAGGCGGCCCGCTGCAGGCCAAGCAGGAAATGATCGACCGCTGCGAACAGCGATATGCCGCATGGTTCTCGCGTGCGACCGCCACGGCGATGAACGAGCAGCGCGACGACGAGAAAGCGGAATCTCAATCCATTACGTGCCGATATTAAGGGGCTCCCATGTCATCCATTTCTGCCATATTGAACGACGCTGGGACCGGGCATTACCGGGTATCGGTGGCCACCGGCGTCATCGCCGCAGCGCTGGCCGCCAACGCGCAACTTTTCCAGTTCAAAAATACCAGCACCACCAAGGTTGCGATCATCACGCGCCTGACCGCGCGCTTTCTGCCGCTGACTCTCTTCACTCCGGCCACCTTGGACGCGCACACGTCGCTGGATGGCAAGATCGCCCGCTCCTACGCGGCTGGCGGCGGCGGCACCGCGTTGACGCTGACGGGCAACAACGCCAAGACGCGCACCTCGATGCCCACCACGGCGGCGGTCATCAACGTGTCCACCACGGCCGCGCTGACATTGGCCACGACGCTGGACGCGCAGCCGTTTGTGCAGAGTCTGCGCAAGGGCAACCGCGTGAACCCCGCGGCGGCCACCGAGGAAGTCTACCCGCCCAGTTGGGATATCCTCGAATACCTGCCCAACGTGGCCGGCGGTGAGCAGCCGCTGATCCTCGCCACGCTGGAGGGGCTGGTGCTCGCCAATCGAACGGTGTGGCCGGCGGCTGGCACCGGCATCTTCACGTTCGAGATTGCATGGGCTGAAAGCCTGCTGTTCTAGTGCAATGCCGAAA